AGATGAATAAGTTAATATCTATTTCTAATAAATTATTATTACATTTCTTATTTCCACCCCAAGATTTTATATAATTGTAATAATTTTTAGATTTTTTATTTAATTCTTCTTTATTTCTAATAGTATGCTCTGCTCTTTGTAATTTAATATAATCTTTATTATCTATCAGATATTGTTTCCTCTTCTCTTTATTATCTTCACGATATTCTTTATCTGTTCTTCCGGGGATTTGTTTATTAATACATTCTGTATTTTTTACCCAATACTTTTCTCTACTTTTATCTTCGGTTTCTTCAATCAGTTCAATTTTATAATCTCCGTTCTTAATTATATCACGAGATACACAATCCAAGTGCCGTACGTGTCCTCTTAATCTTTCTTTTAAAGTCTGTATAGTAAGTCCAATATAAATATTACCATTAGTATTATCTACGATTTTATAAATCTTAAATATTTCTTTTTTATCTGGATCAACAATACCCGGGATATTTTTATTAATACAATCAGTATTTAATATCCAATACCTTTCTCTATTTATATCATCTGTTTCTTCAATTAATTCCATTCTATAATCTCCGTTTTTAATTATTTTTTTAGATACACACTTAGATCTTGGTTTCTTATGCTCCGTTAATCTTTCTTTTAAAGTCTGGATAGTTCTTCCAATATAAGTATCATCATTAGTATTATCTATCAGTGCATAAATTTTATACATATATATTACTTGTTTATATAACAATTTATTGTTTTAAATATTTTCAAATTTTAACGAAGTATGCTTTGCTTATGGGTTTTCTGGGGGTAGTATTGGACCTTCAACAATATCAGTTTCTTCTTTAATTTCTTTATCTTTTTTTTGAATAACTTCATCAACTTTATACGCTTTAATTTCTTTCAATCCATTACAAATAACTGGTTTTCTCACATCGGGATAATCATCATTAAATTTCCTATTAAAATCTTTAATAATATCTAAATCAATATTAGGTGATGATTCTAATAAATTATCATATTCTGCTCTGCATATTTTTAAGAAATCTCTACAAGGTTTTCTTTTAATATCTTGTAAAGATAATTCTATTTCTATATTTCTACTTAATTTACTCCATGCCAAAGCACTAATGCGATGTCCTTCATATATTTCTGAATATCTTAAAAAACTTAATAATGTACCAAGTATACCACAAAATAAATTAAGAGACCCCACACCAGCACTAAATCCCTGTTTAAATCCTTCTGGAACATAACTCTCGGTCGCAAAATTTGCTGTCCCTGTAAGTGTTGATAGAATTATAATAGGTATTTGTAAGTGATGATATTTTTTTTTATATTTCCTTTGACCGAAATTATGCAAATAAGCATAGCACATCGCAACTTCACCCCATTCACTTAATAATTCTTCAATTTCGTCAGACCAATCCTCAATATCATCTGGCAAATCTCTTGGTGTTTGTATGGTTTCCATCCTTTTAACTAATAAGATATAAAAAAAATATATACAAAAATTATATTATATTAATTATATAACAATGACAACACTTGAAGATGCTAAAAAACGTGGTCCCGAACGACACCTAACTAATGCTTATAATTTTGCTGGACCCGGCACTATGTATAAAGCACGTATGAAAGGCAGTGATTTTTATGAAAATTTAATGAAAGAGGCGGGACGTAAAGTAGTAGGAACTAAACCTTATAATGTACCAATTAATAAATTAGATACTTGTGCCAGAACACACGATAAAACTTATGCTGACCCAAACGCTACTGGTGATGAAGTTCAGAAAGCAGATAGAGTTTTTCAAGATTGTATTAGTAAAGTTAAAGTTAGTGATGGAATAGAAGAAAAATTATTAGCAGTTGCTGGTAAAGCGGGTTTTGATGCTAAATTAGCAGTAGAAAAAACCGGATTAGTTAGAAAAGGTAGTTTATCAGATGGAGGTGATAAACAAAGTGGTTTAGGTAAAAAAATCAGTAAATTTAAATCTATGGGTAAAAAAGTAAAATCATCTATTAAGAAGGGTGTTAAATTTACGTAAGTAGCTGCCCGTTGGGGTGCTTCGCTCCCGCTTAATTAATCTCAGTTAAATCTGTAATTGGAATACAATGATGTTTAATGCAATTTGTACCTGTAAATTTTACTTGAAACTCTGAATCTTCTTTTAATTGTATTTCCATTGTTTTATCAGTAAAAACAAATACAAAAAATACTTCATAACCTTGTTCTATTTTCATGAATCCCTCTGTGACTTTTGATGCTGTAATAATTGTATCCGTATATTGTGTTGATGGAATTCTTCTTCCTTTAATTTCAACAATCTTTTTTTTATCATCATCTTTAAAATCTAAGATGTCAAAAATATCATTCTCATTCCTTTTAAAATCACATTCATAGTGTTTATTTATTAAAGGTAAAGTGTCATCTTCAATTTTTTGTCCCAGTTTCCATAGAGTTTCATTAAATTTAAAGGGCATTATATAATACTATAGAATATTTTAATTATGATTTTCAAACATAAGCGAAGCTAACTTAAGTTAAAAAAATAATGAACTCTTCAATTTAATTATTATATCTTATATATATAAAGATGGATATTTTTGATTCTCGTCAGCAAAGAGAATTACAAAGACTTAGACAATCACAAGCATCAAGTATAGTTGGTATTGATCCAAATCTTAAAGGATTTACACAAAGATTTGACCCAGATGTATCGCGTATGTCATTATTAAAAGCACAGAGAGAAAGACTACCAACAAAAGCAGAACTTGAAAAAGCTGCTGGAATTAAAACTATTAAAAAATTAAAAAAAAGAAAAAAGAAAAACTTAAGGGGTGAAGTTGCACGAAATCTTAGAGAACAACGAAGATTTGAAAAAGGTGAAAGACGTGATAAACCAGAACAAGAACCACGTATTGTTGGTGACCCTATACCAGCAGTACCGGGAGCAGCAGCACCAGCAGCAGCAGCAGACCCCAACGCACAATTAAGATTAGCAATTGAAGGTAGACGTATAGCAGCACAAGACGCACAGCAACGTAGATTAGTTGATGCTTTAATGGATAGAGATGATAGAGAAAGAGGTGAAAGACAAGCAATTTTAGATAGACAAGCAGATGAAAGGCAAGCATTAGTTGGTAGAAGTGAAGTTGAAAGACAAGCAATTTTAGATAGAGAATTTGCAGAAAGACGAGAAGCAAGTGGAGAAAGAGATAGAATATTACAAGGATCAGAAAGAGAAAGAGATAGAATATTACAAGGATCAGAAAGAGAAAGAGTAGAATTAAGAGGTGCTTTTAGGACTATATTAGAAGGTGAGACCGCTTTCGCAAGACAAGAACGTCAAGACATTAGAGACCAAAGTGAAGCAGAAAGAGAATCAGTAAGAAGAGAAGGGCGTGAAGAAAGAACTGCCTTAAGAGATAGAGTAGACCAACAAATAATAGATGAAAGACGTAAAGCAGCAGAAGAAAGAGGACAATTATTTGAAAGAGGTATAACAGCATTAGAAAGATTTGGAGATGAAGAAAGACGTGAAAGAATACAAAGAGAAGACCAACAAGCAGCAGGACAAGTTGCAGAAAGACAACGTGAACGTCAACAAACAGAAGCAAGTGCTGGAAGAAGTCAATTAGAAAGAGAAACTATATTAGCAGCAGCAGCAGAAGAAAGAGAAACTTTATTAAGACTTTCTTTAGAATCACAAAGGGATCCAATTCCAGAAGGTCAAACTGAAGCAGATAGAAATTTTATATCACGTCAATTTCAAAGTGGATTAGATACAATAGATAGAAGAATTGGTGAAGCGGAAGCAAGAACAGCAGAGCAAATAAGACAGCATGCTGATAGAGTAGCAGCAGTAGAAAAACAACCACCAATTATAATCCAACAACCAGCACCACAACCACAACCAGTTCAACAAGGACCAACTGCTGCTGAAATTGCATCAAGTGTAAGAAGTCAATTACAAGAAATAGATACTAATAGACCAGTATCTCCAACAGCAAGACGAATAAATATTGAAGAACAATCAGAAGAAGAAACACCAGTTTCAAGTCCAAGACCAATAGTAACACCACAATCAACGGGTCAAGAAATAGATTTTGTTGGAGGAGGAGGAGAAGAACGTGGAGAACCAGAACCAGAAGTAGATTTAAGTGGAGACGAACCAGTAGGTTCAGGTGAATTATTAAGACAGGGTGAATTTTTAGAAGTTGGAAAAAGATTATTAGGTGGTGCTACATCCACGAAAAATACAGCAATTAATAGATTTTATGGAATAGATAGTAGTGCAAATCCTTCTGTCGCCGCACAAGTTGTAGGCGGTGGAGTAGTATCAGAACCAGCACAAGTTCCAAGTGAAAGAATACCAGAATTGGAACAAGAAGAAGAAGAAGAAGAAGGAACACCAAGTTTTGGACCAAGACCAGTAACTCCACCAAGAAGTTTTCCACCAGCAATACCAACTGGAGATCCAGAACAAAAGCCACGTGAGTTTGCTGCTCCACTGGCGGCAAGACCCGAAGGAGTTGCTCCATTACCACCACCAGAATTAGAAGGGTCGGGTGTTTTTATTGACCCAAGTAATTTACCACAAGAAGGAGGACAAGATTTATTCCAATCGGGACAATTTAGTGGAGATTTAGAAGCAGCGGCACAGAACGCTATAGGATTCGTGGGTGATATAGCTGGTAGAGCAGCAGGAGGTATATCATCATTAGTTAATCCAGATACACCAGTAGGAGAACAAACCGGTGGAGGATTAGTTGATGCAGAAGGTAAACCTATATTTGGATTAGGTCAAGAAATTGAACCAACTATAAAACCATTAGCATCATCATCTCCACGAAGACGACCAAAAGGTGAAAGTCGTTCCGCTCCCCCAAGAGTTGAAACTACCGGAACTACCGGGCGTGGATTAGTTGAAGAAGAAGATGAAGGAGAAGCAGAAGGAGTTCAACCACAATTACGAAGAACTAATTTTCAAACTTATGAAGCACTTAGAGAAGATTTAGATCAATCTTATGTACGAGGACGACCAAAAGGAGGGTCAAGAGATTTTGTACCTTTTAAAGTAACAAATACAAGTGATAGAAAATTTAAAGGATTAGAACCCGGTCAATCAGTATCAATAGCACAAGTTGAAGGCGATGGAAAATTAGGATATTTTCCAACTGGCAGAGTAGATAAGTCAAAGGTGGGGATTACACGAATTGGAAGACCAGAACTTGAAAAACAAATAAAAGCAGGAAAATTAAAAATAGATAGAACGGGTGCTGAATAATATATTGTGATATAATATAATGGTGAAGATTACTTATAAAGGTGAAACACGTGATGTACCAGCAAATTATTTAAAAGGGTTAAATAAATCTGATAGACAAAAACAAATTAAAAGTATATTTGAAGGAAAGGTTAGACCAAAAACAAAAGCACCAGAAAAAAGAAGTAGTTATGTAATTAAGTTTGAAAAAAAATATAATAAAAAAATTACAGATGAAGACTTTATTCATAAAAATATAATTACAAGAACAGGACAAAAAAAGATAATAGATAAGGGAATGGGTGCGTATTTTAGTGGTGGTAGTAGACCAAATCAAACACCTAATAGTTGGTCGTTTGCAAGATTAGCAAGTGTAATTGTTGGTGGTCCAGCAAGAAAATCTGATAAAAATATATGGGAAAAGTACCGAAGGGTGAAATAATACAAAGTATTATTTAGTCCAAGAAATAAATATATAATATAATATATATCATGCCAATTAATTTAGTAGTTAAACCAGCAGACGCAAAAACAAAGAAAAGATTTACGGCAATTTTTAGAATTCATAAAGGCGGTAAAGTTATTAAGATAACACACTTCGGACAAATAGGTGGAAAAACTTATCTTGATGAAGGAGATAAAATAAAAAGAAAAAATTATAGAGCAAGACATAAAGGTGATTTAGATACAAAAGATTTTAAAAGAGCAGGATATTTA